CTATAATAGGCAAAAGCTTGGAGACCCCAAAGCCAATCGAAGCTATCTCATTCTGTATTCCGACAAATGGAGCAAAACCTGAAGAGACTCGTTTGACAATTAAGTCGATCAAAAAAGAACTTGGAGACTTTCCTCATGAGATCATCATAGCAGGAGACATTGACAACTTCTCAGATCTCGAAGGAGTCACTCTAGTTGACCAAAAAGATGCTGCTCATTCTCGCAAAGTTGCAACACTTCGTAATGCCGCCGGAGATGCCTCTCAACACGATGTGATTGCTTGGCTAGATGATGACATTCTATTGTCCAAAGGATGGCTTGACGACGCTCTGAGCCACTCCAATGACACTTATTGGGATGTTCTTGGCAATCGATTGTTGAATCCTGATGGAACTCGTCATTGGGACCGTGCAACCTTGAAGCCACACAAGATGGTTGACTATGATCACCCTCAATATGATAAGAATCTTTATCAGACCTCTGGGTTCATTATGGCTAGGCGTGAAGTTTTCGAGAACGTAAGATGGGATGATGAGTGTTTAGTTCGCGCAAATGAAGAAGGTAAACTCTCCGAAGATGTCAAATTCAGTCTCGATCTAGTTAAGGCTGGTTATCAATTGTCTATGAACTCAAACTCAACGGTTTGGCATAACGATGATTCTTACACTCAGGTTTCTGACTATTGTTTGAAAAAAGAAACATTAGATGGTCGTGAAATTAAATACACATCAGTCAAAGCAGATGAGTTCTTAAATCTCCTAGGAGACTTAACGTGAGTTTGATTATTGGCTTAGGCACGGGGCGTTGTGGTTCTGTGTCTTTATCTAAAATCTTATCGTCCCAAGATGATTCCTATTTTACTCATGAGTTCGGTGCCATCCCTAAAAGATGGCACCGAACAACTCCATTTGAAGAAGAGTTTGAAAAACACATCCAATCCGGTAAGTCGTTCATCGGCGATGTAGCGTCTTATAATCTTCAATTAACAAAGCACTACTTGGAATCTGGTATTGATTTAAAAGCAATAATCTTAAAAAGAGAGCGAGTTGAGGTGGTCCAATCATTCATGAAAAAGGCGAATGACAGAAACCACTGGATGGAACACGATGGACTCTGGTGGAGACATGATCATTGGGATAAGTGTTTTCCAAACTTTGATGCAAAATCTATAGATGAAGCAATTGGACTTTACTATGATCACTATTATGATGAGTGCAGACTGCTAGATCAATCGAAATGTTTTTGGATAGAAACTCCTGATTTAAACAACAAAGAGAAAGTTGTGGAAATGCTCTTGTGGTGCGGATTTGAGAATCCAATTATTCACACATTTCACTCAAATAAAGGGAGAGAATAGTGTTAGTATCTCACAATTATAAGTTCATCTTCATTAAGACAAGAAAAACCGCGAGCACATCAACTGAGGCATTCTTGGAACGATTTTGTGTTGACCCATCTATCATGGAATCCTATGAACCTCAACACAAAGCATCAGAGTCCATTACTGAATTTGGCACAATCGGCTCAAGATTTAGAGGAAGAAGAGGCATCGGTTTGTGGTATAACCATAAGCCTGTGCAAGAAATTAAACGAGATCTTGGAGGGGATTTGTTCAACTCTTATCGAAAAGTTTGTAATATCCGAAACCCTTATGATTTAGCAGTGTCTTATTATCACCACCAAGGGAATGACGAGGTGGACAAATTTCGATTCGAGTCTTTTATAAAAAATTCATCAACGATCAGAACTTTAAGAACAAACACTAATCTTTGGTCAGACGATGGTGTCTACGATTTTGACTACATTCGAATGGAAAATTTACAATCCGATCTAAACTCTTTTCTAGACAAAATTGGTTTGCACTCTAAATCATCTTTTTCATTACCTCACTTTAAAAAATCAATAGGTCGAAAGAACTATAGAAGCTATTACAACTCATCGTCTCGCAAAGCAGTGGAAGACATTTATGGAAAAGAAATTGAACTTTTTTCATATAAATTTTAAAAAACCTTGACAAGGCCCCAAACTTGTGCTATAATAAGGTTATAACTTTTTAATAGGAGATTATTATGGATCATAAATTATCAAATCAAGCCGTCGGAGCAATCATGATGGCACTTCAAAAGTCACTTTTGGAACAGAGCGATATCGTTCCCGTTCTTAGGAATTTTGAAATTCAAATTGATGACGCTGGGCAACTAGTTGTCATGAACCCGCCTACATTTGAGGTTCCTGATAGCATAAAGGTTGATAAGGATGCCTAGATACACCTACAAGTGTTGCGATTGTGATGAGGTTTTTGACGTTGTTCATGGAATGAATGACGAGCACTTTACGTGTGGCTTTTGTCATTCCGTTAGGATTCGTAAAGTGCCTCAAATGCCTTATGTCGCCCGCAAAGAATCTTCAAAGGGTGTTAAGGTTGGCGATGAAGTGAAACGCGCTATCGAAGAGAATAGAGCCCTTCTGAAGGAAGAACGAAAGAAAAGAGTGGAGTTACCCGATGACAATTGATTTATGGCTTACGGTGGCACTTACCGTTTCCGCTGGGATAAATGGAATGTTGATCTGGTTTGCTAAAGAACAAGCAAATCAGCTTTCAACGATCGCAGATAACTCCGCCGACCTCTTGGAACTAATTATAGGATTTAGAGACCACCTCAAAGCAGTCTATTCCTTAGATTCATTCTATGGAGACGAAACATTAAAGGCTCTGATGGACCATGCCGGTTCGCTATCCATCATCCTTGAAGATCAATATGGTGACGTTGCGTCATTATCAGAACCGGTTGAATATGAAGAATCTGGAGAAGATGATGCCTCGGAAGAGAACGAAAAAGAAAAACATGTATTTTACGCAGGAACACGAAGACGCGATAGTTAAGTACTGCTCAATTGATGATCAAAAAGAAAAAGATCAACTTTACAAATACATGATTCAACCAGTCTTCTCACAGATGGTTGACAAGATCGTGTTTACTTATCGCTTTACAAGCCTCCCAGACATCGATGATCTGCGAGACGAGTGCAAGGTTTACCTCACCACCATCCTTGGCAAGTTCGACCCTGCAAAGGGCTCTAAGGCATTCTCCTACTTCTCTGTGGTTACAAAGAACTGGTTTATCCACAAAGTCAAGAAGCACAAGAAGAAACTCGAGAGAGAAGTTCCTCTAGCAATCGCTGAGTTAGATCCCGACATTCACTTCATTGACAAGGCTGAGACTTATCAAGATAAAAAATTACGTCAAGAAATGATGGCCAATTTACGCGAGGAAATGGCAACTTGGAAAGATGACTTCCAGAAAGAGAAAGAAAAGAAGGTTTATGACGCCGTAATGATGTTGTTTGATTCTGCAGAAGACATTGAAATCTTTAACAAGAAGGCTATTTATCTGTATCTCCGTGAACTCACAGGGATGAACACCAAGCAGATCGTGTCTCAGTTGAACAAAATGAGAAAGAAGTATAGAGAGTTTAGAGAAAATTGGGACAACGGTGAAATTTAACTGAGGACTAATTAGGTTTATGAGTAGCGAGAAGCATATAAAACAAGCAATCAAAAACATCGATGAGGATCGCGAGACAACCCGCGAACTTCTCGACGATGCAATGAGGCAATTAGCAAAGGATCCATCCCAACACACTTCGTTGGGTGTGGTTCTTGCCAAGTATGTCGAGACGCTACAAAGATCAAATGAGCAACTTGTAAAACTTTGTGGTTTAATGTCCAAGAACGAAAAGTCTGACGAGTTAACAGACAAAGATTTTGCTCAGATCTTTGATCAAATTCAAAACTCGGAAGACACTAATAATGACAATTGAATCACAAAGCCAACTACTAAAGCCATCTGATAGAAATGAATATCGTGTAGAAAAAGTTCAGGACATGCTCAATAAAGAGCAGATCCCGGAAACTTTTGAAGCATTCATCTACACTCAACATGGAACAGAGGCATCAGAAACAGTCGGACCAATCATCTGTAGGGCCTTTAGTCCATCATTTCACGATGCCGGGAACACCAATCCAATTGATGCAACAAGTCGAGAAGAGTATAATTCTGCTATAAATGCATGTAAACAAGGGATCTTAAGAGCAGATCATCCAGATGCAATGTCTCTAACGAATGGGTCCATTTGGATCTGTAAAATGGAGGGTGCAATGGTAACCCTTCTCAGTCTTAAGAGATCATCTGCCTTCTCTTTTGATGAGTCTACTGGTGGAATTTCTGGTCAATCCGGTGGAGCTATGGGAGCATTTATGGGAGCTATAAATGCTAAGAAACCAATTCTTGATGTTCTCAGAGAGGCAGATGGTGAAATTGAATTGATAGCAGGTAGGTCCCTTCAAGCTCAAATAGATAAATATTCTCACTTTAAAAACTTCCTAGACGAATTCAGAAAGAGACTTAAAGCTACCGCTTTCACTGGTACTAGCATTAAAGTTACCTCTTTATTTAGAGATGGTCCAGCTCAAGCAAGGGCTATGTTAGGTGGCCGTTTTGATGGTTCTGCTTCATCACTAGCTGGTTTTAGAAAGTGGTTTAAAAAAACTTATACTCAAACAGCCCCAACCGTAGTGGGCCCTAGAGACATAATTTATAGTAAAGAATGGAATAATGTTGCTGAATTACAAAAGGCTCTTGGAGATCAATATACAAAACAAATTAATGCTGGGATGCACAAAAATGGTAGTGGCCACTCTACACTTAAGGCAATTGATTTGAAAACAAACAATCAACCTTATGAAAATGTTATCATAATGCTAGATGTGTTAAAAGAAATGAAAGCTGCTGGTTGGGTAAAAAGCTATAATTGGGAAGAAGTTTGGGATCATGTTAAACGCAATCGAGAAGCAGGGTTAAGACTAAGAAGAGAGAGGGGTGTTTTTAAGAGAACGGAGCACATCCACTTAAGTATAACAGCAGAACCAACAGGGGCAGCACATGCGACCACGTAGAATTAGAGTAAATATGAAAGAGGCTTACAATGCACTTGTTCACACTACTAGAAAAGACATTACTGAGTTTCTCGAATCTGATGAAGATAGACTTCCTGCTAGAAGTGGTCTATTTTTAACAGACGACGATGAGAAATTACCAGCATTCTCTCGCGCACCATGCGAGAGAGTCTATTCCAGAAAAGAAGTTATTCTCAACGATAAAACTGGAGAGAGAGCCCCTGGTGGAGCCAGAATTGTTTTGACCAAAGATAACTATGGATCAAGAGCTTCTGGTCTCGGTGGTGCTGGAGGGACTAAATGTGAGGCAATTGATATAGTAGCTGGGCAACTATCTTCCTCAAGAGTCATTCACACCTCAACAACAAAGTCTCGAGGAAATTTTGCTGAGGATGGCGCAAGAATTTATTTAACAGAACGTGGAAACATCAATCACTACTTTGCAACAGAAAACACCGACAAGTTAACAGCAATATCTGATAATTTGAAATCAGGAATTGGAATCAAAGCAGACCACACATTAGTAATTGGCAGAGAGAGAGTTAGAATTTTAGCTGGACTAGCAAAGTTTAATGGTCAAGAAAGATTGGTCACTGGTGCAAAAGATGTGAATGCTAAGATCGAAATCGGAGCCATAACGGAAGACAATTATCAACCTGCAGTTCGTGGTGAGAATTTAGTAAACTATCTCTATGTAATGAAGGACTATATTGATACTCTCGGAGCAAAAGTTGATAATCTAGAGCAAGAATTGGCTCTTTATAGAATTGCTCTTGCTGGTCATGTCCACGTTGTAGTAGGTGCAGGCCCATCAACCCCTTCTGCTTCTGCCGCAGCGGAGGGTTTGAGAGGAGTTAGGAAACTATTCGGTCAAAAGCTCGATGGAGTTATTGAAGAATTCCATAAAGCTAAGACAATAAGGCAACATTTAGGATCTAAATCTGGTGCATTAAAAGGTGTTCCAAGTGACTATATTTTAAGCAACACTGTGTTCATAGGAAGATAACATGTCAGAAAATTTCGAACAATTTCAACCAAAGGTTTGTGATGGTGTACCAGATCCATTGCCATTAAAGAAGCTATGTCCAACATGCACTCCAAACAAATCGTTTATAGCACCAGACTGGAGACAGATTCCTGAGGAAACTTATTTAGATGAGAGCACATGTGAATATAGAATTTGTGTAACCATCAATGTAAATGGAGACTCTTTCACGGCAGCTGAATTCCGTGATGCAGTTGGCTCAAGAGAGTTTCTAACTCGCGAACATTTGTTTCGATCTTTTGTTCAACCTGCCATTCGACTGATTCTTCAAGACACAGATAAGTTGATCGCTCAACAAATAATTTGCGCATCACACAACGGCCCGGCACTTTCAGGGAGAGTTGCAAATGAGTTATTGCAAGAATATGATAACTTCTCTGTTGCCTTTCTAGACCTCAAAAAAGATCCAATTGGTAAATCAAAAAAATGTCCAGACCTACTTTCTCTATCTGGACCTCTGGCCTTTGATCCTGAAGAGCCGATGTCTTTTACGCAATTCGTCATTGGAAACGTCTCTAATGAAATTAAGAACCCTTTCGCTCTAGAGCTTTATGCAAGAGCGATCGATTTTGACATTGACCCAATGCAAAACTTGTTGAAAGTTTTAGTCTCGATTCCCGCTTTTATTATAGATTCGGTTCCCGATAATCCAACAGCTGATGAAATCCAAGAGTTTGCAGAAACAACTCGTTCTGAAGTGGAAATTGATGTCAAGAAATTTTTTGGACAAATCTTCAGATTAAAAGCTGCTTTGTTTGCTTATTCGAAATATCAATCTCACTTTTACCAAACACAAGATGGATTTTTGAAATTTAAGGAAAGCGGTAAAGACTATTATGCCTCTTCGTTCTCTAGTAAAATTGACACATTCTATGATGATCTGAAAGCTGAGGCGAACAACAGCAACAAGCCTCGTAAGAAGCGTTGGAACATCAGATCCAATATCCCCAGTGTTGTGGTTAAGAATGCCGATAAAGTTCGAATAACCTTTATGCAAGGACCAAACGGAAATCCTTACAAAATTAAACGAGTTGAGGCAAAAGTTGAAGGCTGTGATTATCAACTTATTTGCGGAAGAAACAGCAAGTTTGCAAAGAAGTATAGTAAAAAACCGACTGTAATGAATTACATTGCAAAAATGAAAGAAATAGACACGGCACTACAAGCAAGAGAATCTTATCCTTGGCTTGATTTCTTGGTCAAATTCACCTTTCCCCTGTTGGTTGTGGACTATGGAACTCTAAATGAAGAATCAGTCAAAGATTCTTTTGGCGAATGTGTGAGTAACAATATTCAGGAGTTTGGTGGAGAACTGAAAGACTACGTTCTAAATGAGGCACTAAATCTGGTAGAATCACTAGCTTACGAGTTCAATTCAAAAGAATCTTGCCAAGACCTATTGGCGCAACCTGAGATTGAGAAAAAGTATTTTAAAGCAAAGACAACATCAGGATTTGAAGCAAAGGATAAAGTTCGAGAAAGGCAGGATGCTAGACCTGATAAACCAGAAGATTTGAGAAAATTATTGCACTCCCTCACGCTGGACGTACCAGCTCAAATTGCAACAGAAATAGAAGAACTTGAATTAGAACTAGAACAACTAAGAACAAACGAAGATGAATTTCAATTCGCCAAAAACACTGGTAAGGTTGCACAAATAAACAAACAAATTAAGACTCTTGAAGCTAAGAAGTTAGAAACTATGCTTGAAGCAAAAAGAGTAAAATCAAAATTAAATACAATAGAATCAGATGATGGAGAATCTGAACAAAGAAGAAAAGAAAGAGACCAGCGAAAGAATGCAGCAAAAAAAGCTCGACAAGCGGCCAAAGATAAAAAGAATCCCTACTGGCAGGAGGCTAAAAAGCTTGCACTTGAAGAGCTAAAACATCAAGATGGAATTTTAGCTTCTCTAATTGATATCGAACTTTTCATGACAACTGGTGAAATCGATAGACCGAAAGCCGCGGAAAAAGCTGAAGCAGAGCCTGAAACCTTGCTCAAGAAACTGTCACTTTGTAATGTCCAGTCTCTAACTATCAACGCAATCCAATGTCTGTTCTCAGGTGTAACACAAGAAGCAGCATTTCAGAAGATCGTTATGGCTGCCTTAAAAGCAATGGACATTGATGTGATGGGGTTCTTCATTCAAGCCCTCCCACCAGCAAAACAAGCCGAACTTCGAGAGATGGCTAGAGAAAAATGGGCAAACATGCCAATGCCATGGGAAGAAGCTTATGTCGCCGGTGGTGCGGAAGACACTAATCCTTATCTTGATTATCTCGGAACGAATAGTGACCAAGGTGTCGCATCTCTCAAAGAATCTTTGCAAACAGAACTAGCCGACATCGAGAATCAGATTTCGAAAAAAGAATCTCGAATAGAATATGAAAAATCGTTCCTAGAAATGGACGCAGGTTTACAATCGTTGGTCTCAGAAGAAGACGAAGGTCGACTTGACCAAAACATCGATGAGAACATCTTTAAACTCAAAATCGAAATTGAACAACTTAAAATAGCACGAAACGATATCCAAGACCAACTTGAAAAATTCAAAGAAGAAGACTTTTCACAACTTCCACCGGAGAGACAGGAGGAGTTAATTAAGGCACAAACAGAAGCGCAAGGGACTCTCGGAAAGGCACTCGGAGACATCCAATCTGAGATAATTGATATGTACATTGAGAACATGCTAGATGTCGTTGGAGTTGATGAATTAATGTCGCACCTCGACAGATTCCCAGGCGGACAACTTGTCCAACGCTATATCAATCAAGTCGGATGTGCTTTTCAAGGATTACACAATCCGCCTGTAAAGTCTTTTCTATCGACCTTGTCGTTTGATCCATGTGGCGATGGAAACACCGGCCTTGGATTCCCAGAAAAAATGAGAGACTTCAACATCAGAGATCTCAAGCCGTGGAGGAAAGATGCTCTCACAATCCTAAGAAACCAGTTCATAGAGAAACTAGAAACAGTCATGACTCAGCTTTTGGTCAAAATGATTGTAAAGCTAATTCAGATGATTGATGACGCTCTGTGTAAGAGCATAAATGCTGCGGGACAGTTTGCTGCTGGTTTGCTAACCGGCAACAACCAAGGTCTAGACGAAGCTATCAGAGATGCTTTTTGTCCTGACTCTCCGCAAGATGATCTTGATAAGATTAAAAAGAATCTTTTCAACAACGCCTTGGGCAAAGGTGGTGGAGGACTGCAAGCACCAAATACACAAGCATATGATTGCTTATTTCAAACGATGAATGCAACAATGTCAAAACAAGAAGTTATTGGATTGCTGACAAACACACCCTCAAGCATGGACTCGAATGTCGTAATGAAGATGTCTCAACTTGTAAACTCCCGTTGCCCAGATTTAGCACCAGTCTTCGGAGACCCAGATGACATTAAAGATTGTTTCGCATCGATGCAAAAGTTCATACCACCAGAACTCCGAGCATTCTTAAAAGAGCAGGCAAACCAGATACCTGAAGGGCCCATCTTTGATTCTATTTGTTTGAGTCAAGAAGAGTTGGACAAGTGGAATGAAGATAGAAGAGCCATCTATGTGAATAACGGACTTGACGAAGCAACCGCTCAAGAGCTCGTAGATAAAGCTAACGCTCGTGCACTTGATGACCTAGGCACTGTGTCTGACATGCTTCAAAAAGGCCCTGAGGGGCTATTAGCGGAAGCCATAGACGGTCTTTTGAAACAATCTGATCCTGCTTGTGAATCTGATCCATCTGCTATTATTTTAGAGGACGAAGATCTTGCTGCTGAGAAGCTCGACATGCTTAACGACTTCTTCAAGACAATCGAAAAGAAGTTCATCTCAGATCTCATTGAAGGTAAGCACTCTATCTTAAACAACATTTTAGTAGACACTCAAGGAAATCGTTTCAACAAGCACCAAAGAAGAGCGGGTCAACCATTTATCAGACCAAACTATGTCGACAACGAAGAGATGCTCCAACGCCGAAAGGACGAATGGCCTTTCCAAATTGATTTTAAAATCCCGTTAACAGACAAAGATTTTGGAATCCCTTATGATCTTGATAGAATGAGAGGGGAATATCCTAAAACCGTTGGTGGTAGGTTGAGACAGAGAATCAAAAACATGAATCTACAATATGATTCTAAAGCAAAAAACACGATTGTAATGAAGTTTAAAGATATTCAAGACGACCCTGATTATGAAAGCAAGCTCATTTATCGAGTTCTTCCTCGACCAAATCCAACACACTTGATTAAGGTCGATGAAACATTTCATCGTAAAATGTCTAAAGAAGAAAAGAAAAAACTTGGTCTCGAAGGAATTAAGTTCGGCGCTGTTGAAAGTCCAAACTCAAGTCGTTTTAAGGTCAAAGATTTCTCTTCTCAAGATATGACAAGTGAAGTCGACTATAGCGTTTTCAAGGATCACTTTAACATAGAGACTGTTTTGTTTAGAAACTTTTTAATGGAAAAGTCAAATGTCATCATGGGCAACTCAACCCTCGGCAAACTCGAAAAGATTACGGATGCTTGGAACCTCGAGACTTTAAACTTTGTAAAACAATCAATCATCGAGAAGCCAAGTGGCAAAAGACCTGTAGGATTTAGTTTTGGAGCAAATGATCAACAAAAGGTTACATTTAAAGATCTTCTTTATGTCAACCCTGAATCTAAACCTAATGACATGACGACGTGGTTTTACAACAAGTGGCCTTGGGATAAGGTTTTGGGCAAATCAGCAACAGAACATCCAAGAGTTCACTTCTTGGACCCCGCTATTCATGGAGGTTCTTATCTTTTCCCAAAAATCTACATAGAACCAGCAACTTATAACGGATGGATGGGAATGTTCAAAGCATTTGTCCCAGAAGCAGAGGTTTGTGATGATGTTGACAATGGTTTTTTACAGATTAATGATATTGCAAGAAGAACGAAACACATCGAAGGCTCTTTACCAATTGACAAAAGATTATCTCAAGCGCCGGAGTGTCGATTTGAAGTTCCTTATGACAAACAAATGACGCCTGCTAATCATGGTATCCTCGAGGGACTTGTCATTGCAACATTGAGAACATTTGGAACCGAATTTGTTTTAAGATCCATGCCAATTCTTGGATCAATTAGATTGTCATTAGATAACTATGATAGTTCATTATTCATGATGATGGCGGATAAAATGGAACAAGAGTTTATTGCAGAGGAGAGAGGATGGGACTTGAACATGGTTCAGTCTTACACCTATTATCTTTTGTTTTTAGAACAATGCGTCCAAGTTGCACAAAGACAGATCAAAGATGGCTTGTTAGAAGAAACTGAAGCGATGAGAAATGCAATGACCAAGTTAAACAAGGTGCAGGTTAATTTTCCAAGAGAAATAAAATCTCCTAGAGGTTTGGAATTGGCTATAAAAGGAGCATCTATCATAGGCTTCAATGCAGAGTGGGAAACCTATTTTAACAAATTTGAAGAAAAAGATTATAGGAATAGACTCAGAACTATGTTGCCCCATCGAAGAAAGATGGCAATGAAAGTTGCTGCTATTCACGAATCAAGAGGGCATGCCAAAGTTTTTCTAGCAGCATTGATGGAAAAGGAAATGTCTGGACTGACAAATAGGGTGATTCAAAACATGAGACCATTACCTCATGTTTGGGATATTAAAAAATATGCCATTTCAGAAAAGGGAATCTTAAGTTTTTCTGACATCAAATCTGGCCGCGCTGCTGTTGAAGTTGAAGTTATAGAGGGAGCTTCGAAACCTTCTTATGGAACAGTAATTGATTGTCCCAACAATCGAAATGGGACATCTATGGGCTCAAGATTGCCCAATAGAGATACTATTCCCGCAAAAGGGGTGATGTTTGTTGAAAAGTACTTGAGAATAATTTCGAAAACCGGTGAAGAACAAGTTATGACAATCGGAGAGTTCAAAGAACTTCTCAATGAACGCAGATTTGATCAAAATTCCAAACTGTCTGATCATTTTGGTAACGCAACTATTTTAAACAACAAGTTTTACGGATCTATCGGCGTTAAGTTCGGAGTCAGGCTGATCTATGTTCCACATAAAAACCTTGGAATCTCATCTAATTTAGATGAGAAAAAAGAAAGGGTTGGAAAGATCGGAGATAATCATCACATTCCATTTGCACACTATGAACATGATGTGTTAGATAAAGTCATTAAAGATATTGATTTTGATGATGAGAACATGGGCGAGGATCTCAAGTGTTATATCGACCAACTTGTTGAAACAGATGATTTTAAGTTTATTTTTGAGACTATCATTAAAACAACTACTTTCACTTCTTTGTTTGGAATCTATTCTTATTATAATTTCTTTGAATCAATCGGTTTAGGGCCCAATGAAGTTGATGAAAATCGCCAGTGGGCAATTAAGAATAAGTGGAAAAGAAAGATTTTTGACCGCGTAAAAACAACTCTCAAAAAGCAATTTAGATCAACTTATCGATCTGATGACGATGAATATGAAGATAATAGGCAAGAGAAGCGCCAATTCGATGCACAATGGATTGGTAATTTATTACCAGACTCTTATTTAGGTCTAGACGGATCTGTTAGATGGTGGCAATCTGTTAGGATCACAAGGGTTAAACCGTTTGATTCCGACGGCGATGATTGCCTAAATGACTTTCAAAAGATTTTTAAGGATTAAATTATGTCAATTTCAATTATTTACCCAATCGAAGTCGGAGACAACGGGGCTCCCGTAACAAATTCTTCTTCTTCTAGAGTAACATCTACATCATTCGGAGCATCATCGTATGCCGATTGGAGTCAGACTGATGCAATTAAGCAGAATCTTAAGATGCTTTTGTTAACCAGACCTGGTGAATATGTTATGGATGCAAATTATGGTGTCGGACTTCCCGATTATCTTTTTCTACAAGAACAAGAAATCCAAACAGAATCTTTAGAATCTATAATCAGAGAACAAGCATCAACTTACATGCCCTACATGACTATTTCAAACCTACAGGTTACATTAGATCCTTCCAACTCAATGATGAGAATAAGAATAGAATTCTTCTATAATGAATTAACAATCCCTGAAGTTTTTGAACTGGAAGTTATTTAGGTCAAACTATTTAGTCTTTGTAGAGGGACCATCAAATGTCAAAACAAAAGAAAACACCTATTAAGTACACAAGCAGAGACTTCGATTCTATCAAATCAGATATTGTTGAACATGCTAAAAGATTTTATCCAGAGCAATGGAAAGACTTCACCAAAGGAACTATCAACTCACTATTAATTGATTCTGTTGCCTATGTTGGAGATGTTCTTTCTTATTATCTCGACTATCAAACAAACGAGTCGTTTATGGATTCAGCCATCGAATTCAATAACATTCGTAAGCACGCTAGGTCTATGGGCTATAAGTTCGCAGGATCAGCAAATTCTTACGGATTTATTTCTTTATTTGTTTTAGTTCCGTCAAACCCATCAGGAACTGCTCCTGACTTCAATTATATGCCGATTTTACAGAAGGGATCTTCCTTTAATGCAACCAACGGTGGGGTGTTCACGTTAACTGAAGATGTCGCCTTTAACAGCCCTACAAATGATATGGTCGCTGCAAGATTTGATTCATCTACAGGACGGACAACGCATTTTGCAATTAAGGCTGTTGGACAAGTTGTTTCTGGTGTGTTCTCGAGAATCACCGTCGACCTAACAACTTCAACTTTTGAGAAATTCAAGAAAGTTAGAATTGGAGACTCAACCTATAGTGAAATCATCTCAGTCAAAGATTCAGATGGCAACACATATTATGAAGTCGACAATCTATCACAAGAAGTGGTGTTCCGAGAAACAACAAACAGAGAAGCAGCTAGCGAAGGTGTAAGATCGATTCTAAAGCCGTTCGTAGCCACAAGACGCTTTGTTGTAGAGCAAGACGACAGTGGCACCTATCTACAATTTGGATTTGGCTCAGAAGACTCTGAGGCCGAAGAGATTGCTGATCCAGCAAAGGTTTTCCTTGAGATGCATGGAAAGAATTACATTTCTACTCAAACATTTGACCCGTCAAGACTTATAGGTTCAACGAAACTTGGGATTGCACCATCTGGAACAACACTAACAATTATCGCCAAAGCAAACACCACAGATCTTTCTAGCGCACCAGTCAACAGTTTGAATTCAATAGGGACCGCTAGACTGAAGTTTCCATCAGAAATCAATCTACTAAATGCAAAGAAAAACGATGTTGTTAATTCTATTGAAATTACAAATGAAGATCCTATTATTGGTTCTGCTGAAAGAATGACAAACGAAGAATTAAAGCAGAGAGCAAAAAGTCACTACGCAACCCAAGGGCGTGCAGTGACTAGGCAAGACTATGAATCTCTTATTTATAGCATGCCAAATAAGTTTGGAATCATCAAGCGAGTAAGCGTTGTTAGTGACCCGTCAGCAACCAATCGCCGAATGGCAATTTACATTGCATCCGAGGGCACCGACGGCAATCTGACAAATGCTAACGACAGATTAAAACAAAACATCAAAAACTGGCTATCACAATACAAGTCTCTCAATGATGTTATAGATATTTATGACGCAAAGATCGTGAACTTTGGAGTCGACTTTAAAGTGACTATTGACCCGCAGTTTTCGAACGAAAACATTTTATCCCGATGCAACGCTGCAATTAGGGACTATTTCTCGAACCAATCTTACATCGGAGAACCAATCTACATCACTAGACTTTACGCAATCCTCTCGAAGGTCGAAGGGGTCGCAGACGTAAAGAAAGTAAAAGTTCATCAGAAAACTGGTGGAAACTACTCAATGGTTAGAATGAATTTTAAAGAAGCAATGTCTCAAGACGGAACATTTATTAAAACACCAAAGAATGTGATTATGGAATTGAAATTCCCCACCACTGACGTGAAAGGAGTATTGGTCAGATGATTAAACGTTATAACGCAACAAAAGACAACACAATCACCAATGCTTTCAGAGAAAGTCTTGCAACTAGTGGCAGTCAAGCCAACATGGGAGCCTCGGACATTCTAGAGGTCTTCTCGATCTACGGACAAGTCCAAGATGATGCTGGTGTTTATTCTCGCGAAGAAGCTCGAATTCTTATTGAATTCGATATCGCCGAGATCCAAGCCGACATTGATGCGGGAACACTCGACGCTGGAGCTAAATTCTATCTCAGACTGTTCAATGCAGAGCACGGCAGAACATTGCCAATGGGCTTTCAACTTGAAGTAGATACAATCACAGCTGCATGGGAAGAAGGCACAGGTCTTGATATGGAAAACTATGATGACCTTACTTACGGAAACGGATCAAGTTGGGAGCAGAAAGGCGGCG